GCTTGGTTTTGCCCCATAACAACATAAAGCCAAGTTTGTAAAACTCCGCCCTGCCCCGCTGTGTAGAACTCTTGTATTCTTTGTGGAGTTGCAGAATGTGCTATTCTTGTTGCTGTGCTTACTTTTATTTCGCCTTGTGCTGGTGATTGCATTGCACCAGTTGTTGTATAGCTAAACGAAGTATCTGTTATTTTAGTTATTTGTTTATAGCCATTATATCCGTCATAATCGTCAAGCAATAAGTATCCGCCATTGACATTAGCAGGGTTGCCACTTACTTTAAATGTAAAAATTAATTTACTTGGCACACTTACCAATTCCCAAGTTCCATTAAATCCAACCGCTCCCGAGATCTCAATGTTAATTGGCAAGATTTGTGGAGCGAATAAAGACGGATCGCTTAATTTGTGATCTGTCAATGCTGTTGCTGTGGCAATACCATTGGAAAAAGTTATAGTGCTTAATGCAATAGGTTCTTTTGCACCTTTAATAGTTACATAATCACCAGTTAATAAATTATGATTTGTTGCCGTTGTGCAAGTTATTATCGAACCTGCCCTTGTTAATGATGAGGCATTAATAATACTTGAAAAATCATTTGTATATTTTGGCAAAATATCTTTTAACCTGTTAACAACTTGAATACCTTTCATTTTTTACCCCCTAACACTTGTTTTAATCTGATATCAATATTTCTTTTAATTTTATCTTTATTTTTCATAACAGTTTTTTTAAATGGCTCTCTTGCTTCCATTTTTGATGTTCCCTCTTCTAAAAATTTAGCATACTCTGGTGCATTTTCATTTGCCCCGAACTCTAATTCTCTATTGCCTCGAACAGCAAAATCAACTGACTTTCTAAATTTACCAGTTATTACAGCTGGTGTTTCGCTTGGTGCCGAGGCTGTGTGTAGTTTAGGTTTTTTTAATTTACTGCCACCAATTCCTTTATATACCTTGTAGCCTTTGCCACTTTTAGGGGCTTTCATATCTTTATTTAGATCTGCAACCAATTCTTTACCTGATATATAGAAACCTTGGCGAATTGCCTTTGTTAGTTCGACTGGCATTTCGTAAAGAAATTTTAATATTTTTTGATTTTGCGAACCTTCTTTTACTTTTATCATCTTTTATTAGCATTGATTGTTTTATCGCCTTTTTCAATACTTCTCAATCTAATAATTTTATCGTCAATATCAATATTATCGGTATTTACAATTTTATAATAAATATTTTGATACTCAATCCATAATTGCTTATCTAACGGTATTGATGAGTTGTAGCGAATATAAAAATCAGTGTTAATCCCTTTTTCAATATTAACTCCATCTATAAACTCTTTTGCTGTGTTTGTTTTTACCATCGCCCAAACTGTTGCTATTGTTGTAAAACCAACCGTTGCCGAACTATTAGGGGCATTGTTTGCAATAATTGCAGTAGTTAGAATTTTAATTCTTTTATCAAAATCACTAGTGCAAATCTTCTTTACATTTTTCTTTATTGATTGGCATTTCATAAAAAGAATTTTTGTGGTATAATGTAAGGGTAAAATAATGACTTAAAAAGAGAGTTGTTTTCAATTACACAATCGCCTGAGTTTTCATAAAGATAAGCACAAACACTTAAACAAGCTTGCTTGATAGCTTCTGGTCTATTAGGGTAATCGGCTTTAAATGTAATTATAACTGCTTGCTTACGATCGTAAGTATTTGGGAATTGTTTATCTTTTTTTATGTAAATTGATGAGTAATACTGGTCGTCAGTAAAATAATAATCATTAGAGTTTAATGTTTGTAGTGTGTTATCTATATCGTAATATTGTATTGATGTGATTGATTTTAATTTACTTTTTTTAACTTCTATACCGTTGCATTGCGAGAATGTATCAAGATATAACTTAAATTCTTTTTCGACAAATTCTCTGCCAGTTATATTCTCGCCGATTTGTCTAGATACTTTGATAAAGGGTGTTAAAATATTATCAAAATCAGTGCCATCAATTCGCAAAAATGTTTTTATTTCGGCAAGTGTTAAAACTTCGGTTATGGCATCTGTTAATAATACTATGGATTGCATATAATTTGTATTTTTCTTTCACCTGCTTCGGCAGAATTTGAAACTAAACGAATAAAATTAAAAGGGTTATCGTAATTAGTTTCAACTTCAATAAATCTATCCACCGCTACTTTAATTTCTTTTGCAGTTCCTGAACTTGATCCATATAATTGATAAAAAGTAGTGCCATCAAGCGAACCTTCAATAAATAATTTAGTTCCAGTAAAAGCACTAGGTATTAATATACCAATTAAATGAGTTCCGCCGAGTTCGTAAGCAGTGGAGGTTGTGTCACCATTTGCTATTGTTAATTCTGCAAATTCTCTTGTATTTTGAAAATTACTCGGCATTTTATTTTATTTTTTTTGTTTTAAATTGTTTATTTTCTAAATTATCAATAGCTTTATTTTCTAAATTATCAATAGCTTTTTTACCCCAACCTTCTTTTAAAAATACTTCGGCTAATTCGTCATAAATATCATAAATCTCATCTTGTAAATACTCAAAACATTGAGTGCCAGTTTTATCTTTTGAGGCTGTGGTAGTTTTTAAAATTCTAATTTCCATATTAAACAATTTAATTAATAAAAAGAGGGGCTTTTACACCCCTCTAATTAATTTATGCAACTGGTGCAGATTTTGGATTTCCAAGAATAACAGAAGCGCCAGCAGTTAAGCCAGTGGTTACACTTGTTGAAACTAAAGATACTTTAACATATCTTTTAGTTCCAATATAACCAAATCTTGCACGAGAGTTAGCAGTTGAAAGAGCGGCATTAGCCTCTAATCCAACTAAGTCCTCATCGGCAACAGATCCGCTATAAGAACCTGAAACATCACTTTCTTGTAGAAGTGGGGTTACAGTTCCATCGGTTCTTGCACCAGTAATAACTTCAATAGTCACTGATTCGTAACCTTGTGTGTCAACCTCAACACCAGCAGTTGTGGTGTTAGTTGTAATTGATGCGATATTAAGACCATTTTCAATCTTAATATTATTTTTTAGGTCTCTACTAGCCATATTATTTTCTCCTTTGTGTTATAAATTATGATGCAATTTTAAGTTTTCTTAAACCTTCGGTTAAAACAACTTGACCGCCAGTTCTCTTATAAACAATAAAGCGTCTTTTACCGCTAGTTGCTTGAGTATAAGGATCCTCAATCACTTCAAAGTTAACATTATCAACAATGTAATAACATTTACGATAATCACCAAGAATGATTGGGAAAGTTCCGGCACCTACATCTGGCATATCATTAGCCAAAACATAAGGCAAACCAGCAACGGTATTTGGCACATCTCTAATTCCTAAGCTAGGAACAAATAGATATTGACCATAAGTATCTTTTAATGTTCTAATATGAGCATTAAGAGTTTTGCGGTTAAACATCCAAGCTAAATTATAGCCTGTCGGGATTTCACCTTGAATTGCATAAAGAGAATCACCAGTTAAAGCAGATGCACTACCGCTGTTAGTTTCACCGACACCAGAAGCCGATAATAAACCAAGTGGCTTATTAACACCATTTCCACTAACAAAAGCAGAACCTTCTATTTTAGCCATATCTTCGGCAATATCGCTAGTGATTTCATTTCTCATATTGAAAGCAGTATCATTCAATAATTCAAAAGAAATATCAGTATAAACCATCAATTTTTCAGCCTTAATGGTTTCTGCACCATAAGTTGAATTAGATTGGCTTGCGGTTTGACCTTCGCCTACCCATCCACCAGAAACTAAACCAGTTCTTTTTGGAAAATTAATTTCTGTTGAGGTGGTAGTAATTACACGAGCTACTGAACGAACAGGTGAAACTTCGGTAATTTTTTTGATAATTTCGTTGGCATATTCAGCTGGTGCTAAATATCCACCTTGTGCATTATCTGATTGACGAAGATATTTTACCTCTTGAGTTCCTTTCAATTGGAAAGTTCCTTTGATTAAAAGATTTTCAAAAGATTTTAACTCTTGATTTTTAGCTTGCTTCTCATCTCCACCCAAACCTCTTTTAAGATCGGCTTCAATTGAATTAAGTCTGTTTTCTAATTCTTCGGTTCTGTTAGCTTTTTCTTGAATTTCTTTGTATTTAGCTTGATTTTTTGCTTCTTGGGCATCAAGTAAAGAGTTGATTTTGGCTTCTTGCTCAGGAGATAATCTTCTAGTTTCATCTCTTAATGCATTTAAGGCCTCCATGTGTTTTTGTTCAAAATCTGACATATTGTTTATTTTTTTAAATTATTTATAAAATTGTTTAAATCTGTAATGATTTTTTGTTTTGTTGTATCAGCATCTCGCTGATTATCTTGGCTAGCATCTCGCTGGCTTGTGAATTCTTTTACTTTGCTTATTAATGTTTTAGCTTCTTTGTTTGAGAAGCCATTATCTGTCAAAGTTTGTTCTATATCCCTTAATGTTTCAAACGACTTGAAACCAGTTACCTTCGCTTGTGGGTTCATTGCTTTATTTACTAGTGATATTTCAAACAAATTGATTTTTTTCAATAATCTAATTCCGTCTTTTTTCATCTCATAATCTTCGACAAAGTATCCGATAGACATCTCTTGAATTGATCCAAGTTTTATTTGTGCGATCAAAGAATGCATTCTAGGATCTACTTTTGGTAAATTAGCTTTAACAAATAAACCTTTATCGTCTTCATACAATTGAAATGATTTGCCAAGTGGCAACTCATCCATTTTATGAGCCCACAAAATAGGCACTTGCGAATTTTTAGTTAGTGAATCAGTAAAAGCACCACGAACCACGACATCGTCGCCATAATCTACATTATTAAAAGTTGATGCATAACCCTCAAAAACAAAATACTCACTTTCTTCGGTGATTGCTTTTATTTCAAGTGGAAATGATTTTATTTCTTTTTCTATTTTCACAATTAAAAAAAATATATTGACAATAATTT